CGATGGGAATCCACTGCAACTGGTTTTACCGATCCTATCATCGCAATGATCAACAATGGTGTTGCCGATGAGTTCGCAGGTGTCGGATTAACGTGTGATCCCCTCAAAATTCAACGAGACATTGAACGAGAGGATGCCGGTCTTGATCAGGCCGAAGAAGGGAATGAAGAAGATAATGCAACTTACCTATCAATGGTACCCAAAAGATCCCTTACAGACCACTGCTCTACCGGCAGGATTAAAGGTTTCTGGTATGTCTGTCCTGAGGCACTGGAAACCCCTGTCCGTTATAAACCTTTTAAACGGAGAAATCTTCTGAATGATGAAGAAATGGTCTATAAACTCGCTTTAGAGAGCGTTCCGTGTGTTCGTTGGATAGAATTTGTGCGTGTCGCCGACACAAACAATCCGATATTCGACTACAGAGGTGATTTGAATTCCGTAGGGAATTTGAAAAATCGAGACACCGCCATTTTAGAATATAAGGTCACTACATATCGCATTCGTATTAGAGACTCAGTACCTGAAGCTGTCACCTGGCTTATGGGAAACCAAATGGCGCGATTTGGTCTATCTTATTTGATACATCAGTTTTATGAGCAAACTTCGACCTCACAAAACATCTTTGTACACTCCGCTCTCTTAAATGCTAACTCCGGTTCTCGCACAATGAACCCGCGAGTTAGCGTCTCAGACATACGCACCACTATTGTTAACACGATAAAGAATAGTAGTTCCTGCAATGTCTCTAAATATGCCGTGAATAAACTTCAGTTCCCCTACCAAGGCACCGTCGACATGTTGATGCATCTCAATTTCAAAAATCGAGATCTCCAGTACGACGACGTTGTAGGTGGACTGGATTTTCAGTAGCGGGATCGAGAATGGTGCTGTTTGGATATCGGCTGGCTGAGACTACCTTTAGTCTCGCTCCTACCGATACTCCGGACGCATCGTACCGCTTGCACAAAACTAACTTCTTGGACAGGGAGAGGGTTGGCTTGCGGTTCTCTTTGGGCCCCCACCTGCTCGGTGCGGCGTTGCCTGTTCCCGACTTATATCATGGCAAATCCATGTGCGAATCCGTTGTAAAGCGAGTAGCGGCAGTAATGCCCCCCATTGACCGTGCGACTTTACGTCGTATGCGTCGCTTCGTCGATCGAAACCTCCAAAGATTGTTCCCCTTGGGACAATTTGGATACGATGAAGACTTCGAATTCGAAGAATGGCTTGAAGATGCTGAAAACTATACAATTGCCCGAAAACAAACCTTGCGCGTCAAACATGACAAACCTTTTGTCTTGGCCGAGGATACCAAAGTTGGAGGGTTTTGTAAAGATGAAAGCTATCCCTCATACAAAGCTTTACGACTCATAATGACCCGAGATGATCATTATAAATGTCAAGTAGGCCCTTTCTTTAAGAAACTTGGCAAACGGATCTTTTCTACAGAGAACTATATTAAAAAGATTCCCGTTCATCTCCGTCCTCAAGCGCTTTTAGATAAACTAAAAGATAAGTATCATACATTTTTCACAGATTACACTAGCTTTGAGGCCACGTTCGTGCGGTTATTAATGGCTATAGAACTTCGGATTTACGATTGGTTCTTACGTTATAATAAAAATCGGCAACGCCTTATGTTCCTCATACGTAATGCGATAGCCGCACGCAACAAAATAAAGTGTCGTGACTTTATATTTTCCATCTTTTGTAAAAGGATGTCTGGCGAGATGAATACCTCCGAAGGTAATGGTTTAATGAACATGTTCATGACATTTTTCCTTCTCGAAGAAGCAGGCAACTTTGAATACGGTGGATACTTTGAAGGTGATGATGGGGTTTGCTGGTACACTTCCGTGGACTATTCTAGTGCACAACCACCTACCACCCTTCAATATGAGGCCATCGGAGCCAAGATCAAGATAATGATACCACCAGAACCAACTCTTGAATCATTTTGCGGTTTAATTTTCGACCCTGTAGTTTTAGATAATGTGACAGATCCATTGGAGTGTCTAATGTCTTTCGGCTACACAACTCGACAATATGAATTTGCGTGTGAATCCAAGAGATTGGCTTTGCTCCGATCGAAGTCCCTTTCGATGCTTTACAGCTATCCTGGGGCACCCATACTGAAAGCTTTGGCTTTGTATGGTTTACGTGTTTCTGACAAAATAGACGACAAATACCTAGCTAAAGTAGAATCCAGAATGAAAATTTGTAGCTATGATAAAGAAGAAACCATCCAAGATCGTCGTGCTCAAAAGTTCGATGACGTTTTAAATAAACCTGTACATACTCTCACCAGGCTGGTAGTTGAACGTAAGTTCGGCATCGGTTTGGAATTACAATATAAAATAGAAAAATACCTCAACGAAAAGAACGATCTGTCGCCTTTAGACATACCTGAGGTCCTTGA